TCAACATTTGAAATTTTCATCCAGTTCCATTCTGATAATATCAACTGCAACTTTTTTCAGGTCATCCGGCAAATCATCCAACTTGGTGATTCCCATGATGACATTTTCAGTTTCATCATCAACATAAACCTTATACTTTTTAATCAATCCACGGTTTTTCATACCGTATAAATGATTTGTGACTTCACCAACCAGTTCTTCCTTCAACCAACTGCTATACGGTGAACCCGCATTGAAATCCTGTTTGTTCATCTTCATAATTCCACCGCCAATCATAATTGTTTTGTGATGTACTTTTTCTTTGTGACCAATGCTGCACGGTTCAGAACAACATAAAAGTCCTGACCAGTGTTGTCACCATTGTGCTTGATAATTGCATCATAACCAAGTGCATTCATTGCCTTGCCTACTTCTTTATTGGCTGCTTTTTGTTGCCTTGGATTGAATAACAACTTACTATCACCACTCTGTGACATTTTCCTGAATATATCAAGGGCATCTTCATAAGTGATAACCTTGGCATCAGATTTTAGTTTAAATTCTATTATAACACCACCGTGCATCTGTTTACCACCGTTAGTTGCATAATTCAATGCAATTTGATGATAGGCGGGTGACGCATAAGCAACACCATCACCATAGACACCACGTGAAGGGAATGGTGAATCACCATTGAAAAATTCATCTGCCATTTCCTTTGTAGTGGAAGTTGTTGTAATATCACTACGCAACCGGGACTGTGGTGCAATACCACGATACAAAACAGGGGACTGCACTGCATCATAATCTGCATCAGATAATATTGTAGGTAATCCATCAGCCTGTATTGAACGGTGAAATTCTTTCATTGCTGACACCCATTCATCACCGCTTCTGACTGATAATTCCTTTGTAAAACCGTCACCAATATTTTCTATGATCAATTTTTCCCTTTCAGTGACAACCTTTTCAATCATTTCCAGTGAACTGTCTTTGATTGTTTTATTCACTTGTGCCTTACCTACGGAATAGAAAACATCATCACCTTTTTGGTAGAAGTCAATGAAAAGCGGTTGACCGTTCTTATTCTGAAATGCAAAACCAAGGTAATCACCACCAAGTGCCTTTGCAATTTCATCCCTTTCAGCATTTTCAAGTGAACCTTCAACATACCTTTGGACTTCATAATCACCCTTTGCAAGATGGAACGGTTTATTTCCCATTGATGTATATTGCAACTGGGTTTTCATTTCAACGGGTAGTTCATCCCATTCAGTAGTGTTACGTTTATTCAGGGAAACAATCTTTACTTCCTGACCGTATTTTTCACCGCCTGACTTAACAGTGCAACCGCCCTGAACACCTTTGTAACCGCTGACTGATACATCAAAATCAATGTCAACAGGTGTTCTAATACCTTCCAACGGTGCTGACTTCACATATTTTTTAGCCCATTCTTCATAAGTCATATCAGCCGGAACAAGGTATGTTTTTCCATTTGCACCCCTTGCAGCACGTTCACCCAACAGGTCAAATTCATCACCAAAATACGGTACTGTTGTGGTTCTACACCATACGTGAAAAGGCGGGGCAGTAACACCGACTTCCCATTGTGACATAGGGAAGTGCTTACCGTCCATTTCCTGACAAATATCAGAAGTATGTGAATCCAGTGTTGCAACAATTTCATACTGTTCAACATCAAGTTCAGTGAAGCAGTCCTTTTGTGCTGCGGAACTGAAAAAGGCTTCTTCTGTCATAACCAACCGCCCGGCAGCAGTCTTGGAACTGTTCATCTTCCGGGCAATTTCATCAATGGCTTTCTGTGGGTCTTGACCAAGAACAATGTTCTTTGTAAGGGTTTGGTTCAGTTCATTGATAAGTTTCTGCTTATTCCCCCAAATCCTTTCTGAAAAGTTCTTGCCATCAACCGCCCACGGTTTCCTGATCACCTTGTCAATCTGCTTGTCATCCAGTGTGGCAAAATCCCAACCAATACCAAACCCCTTCTGAACCTCAAAAGCGGTTCTGTAATAGCCTGACTTGTAAAGTTCACGCATACCACGGTCAAAGGAATCCAACTGGTTACCAAATAGCACTTCAAGTGACTGCTGCGTTTGTAATTTCAAGGCTTCAAGTCTGCTGATATGAAACCGGGCAGATGCGTTTTCCAGTTCCTTGACCCAAGTACCTGAAAGTGCATTTTGTTCACCGTACTGAATATACTGCTGAACATCCCATTTCAATTCAGCAAGTTCCTTTGCAGACAACATTCTGCGTGCTTCCTGAATGGTCACACCGTTATTGGTTGCAAATCTGCCATACCAAGCCTGAATTTGACCTTCAATCTGCCTTTGTGCAGTACGGTACTGCTTTTCTATTTCAGCATATACCTGAACACCGTCTTGGTGTTGGGCTTCTTCAATCTGTTGAAATCGTTTCTTCCAGTATTCACCTGAATTACTTTTCCTTGCCATCTAAATCACCGCCTTCATCTTGCGGGCTGCTACCTTCACCACCGTCAGGGTTGTTTGTTGGGTTCTGCTTGAAAGGGTTGTACTGGTTTTCAAACTCTTTCTGTGCTTCTTCCTTCTGTTTCTTCAACCTTTCCAGTTCAAGTTGTGGGTCATCAACCCAAGGATGATTTGCAATAATGGTTTCATCAGATAACAAACCTTGTGACTTGGTGCAGTTATCAATGATTTCTGATTCATTCATCAGCATATCACGATTGAACACAATATCAACTTCATTGCCTTCAAAGTCACCCTGACCTGTATTTGCCAAATGGCAGTTCACAAACCAAAGGATGTCATCAAATGCAGCCTGAATTTCCGCTTCCGTATCATTGGCATCCATATCAATGTCAGAATACATTGACTGAATGTTCATCTGATTTGGATTGCCGGAAAGTCTGTCATCTTTGGCATCATACCCCATTGCATTTTCAATCAGTGCTTTCTTGAAGATTTCCACAATAGCCTTGTAGTTTTCAGCATTGACCGTGATTTCAAGGGTTTCAACACCGCCCTTTGTATCACCGTCATACCTGACCTTCACTGCACCGTATGTTGCAAGGTTCTTTCTGAACTCACCAAGATTCTGACCGTCATAATTCTTCAACACCAAAATAGTGTTGCGGGCATCTTCTTGCATATTATTTTCAAAGTCTGAAAGCATCACATTGATACCATCCTGTAAGGACTTGACCCTTTTCAGAAGTGGTATTTCCTGTTCATTGGTCTTAATTGGAATCAGCGGAATACGTGACCAGTTGAACCCTTTCACATTCCCTTGTGCATCCGTCACTGTAACGTGCGGGGAATCCGCTTCTTCATTGTTCACCACATCCGGGATAAGTTTGCCACCATCCAAAATGAACTTATGAACACCATCAAGATCATACACTTCAACCTTTTCAATCAGTTTTCGTGTAACACCTTCATAACCAACCACCACATACAGTCTGATGAAGAAATCCAAAATAGTATGTTCGTCATCTTTCCAATATGGCAGAATTTCATAGGCGGGGAATAGTCTGAACGAAAATTCACCCTGTTCATTGTAGTAAGGATATAACCAAGCAATACCACCGTTGTATGCAGCCTTGCCCGCATTTTTCAGGGTTTTCATAAACTTACGATTGAACACCTTTTTCAAAAGTTCAATGTACTGTATATTTTCCCCATCAATGACAAATGGCTGACCCAACAGATAATTTGCCTTTTGGTTTACCATCTTTGCATACTGGTTATCAACCACACGGTTGTTTGGTAAGTTTTCAACAACTTCAAGTTTTCCATCCTCACCAATCATTGTGCGTTTACGTCTGATAATGTCATGGTCACCTTCATAATACAGGAAACCTTTTATTTGCATCACACGTTGGGGTGAACCTTTCCACTTCTCAATTTCTTTTTCAAGAAACTGCAAGTCAGTCATCCTTGAAGTTGCACCTTCCAGTATAAAATTTGAAACTTTCAGGGTCAGCATATCAAGCATATTTGCAAACACTGTATCACCCCTTTCTTGATAAAATATATTTGTAACGTGCATGAAATCCTAAATCATGCACGTTAGTATTTGTATGTTCTGTAAAGTAGTTATGCAAGTGCCATAAGCGGTCACCAGTTGCAACCGCCCCCGGAGTAAGGTATTTGACAACCATCTGCCAATTCACACCATCCCAACACAGGTGATTGCTGGCACTGTGCATTCTACCCGGTAGCATCTTAGTCAAAACTGAAAGCATCACCCTTGATCAGTGCTTCAATAGCATAACGCATTGCATCCATCAGGTGATTGAAGTCATCAATAGGAACATTGATTTTCTTTCCAGTTTTTGAATCTGTTTCCCAAGTATAGTTGCTGATTTCAGTGATGAAGTTCACACACCTTGGATGAACGATAATGTGAAAACCTTGAAGGTAGTCAATACCGTTCTTTATACTGTCCTTACCTTTGCGGGCTTTTCTGATATGCTGCAAACCAAGGACACGCAAGCGGTCAATGCTCTTAGGTTCTGCTGAATCAGCAGTGATCTTTTCCTTGGCATAACCCAACCGCTGCACTTCATCCGCAATGGCTTCATTACTCATGCCGGGCTTATACATTTCATCAAATACCCAAATAGTTTTGCTTGATTCATCAATGAAACCGCAAAACAGGGCAGTAGGGTCATTTGTATAACCAAAGTCAAGACCGAACACCGACTTGACCCCGGCAATCTTTTTCACTTCATCAATACTGAATGCTTTTTCTTCCCAGTTTTCATAAACAAGACCGTCAACAATACCCCAGTCACCAAGACCCGCAACACGGTATCTGCGTGGATTCTGCTTTTTCATGGTTTCAAAGACCTTTAAGTCAGCCTTATCCAACCATTCATTGCATTTGTAATTGGTGGTCATTGCCAGTGTTTCATCATCCGGGTTGTCAAAGAATCGTTTCTTTATCCAGTGATGTTCATTCCAAGGGTTCAGTGTAAGGGTTATTTGCTTGAACAACCCTGAACCTTCCGGCACTGCACCACGGATGGATTCATCAAGCATATTGAAATCATCTTCTGAACTGATTTCATAGGCTTCTTCAATCCACATCCAACAAAGGCAGCCTGTTTCAACTGTAATGGAAGTGACCTTCAATGGGTCATCCAGTCCCCTGAAATAAATCTTCTGACCTGTTGGCAAGTAGGTCATTTCAAGGGGGCTTTCTTTTATATCCCAAAAGGCATCAACACCCAGTCTGTGAATAGCCCATTTCAATTCAGTGAAACAGGAATCTTTCAGGGTTCTGAATGTCTTTCTGATAACAAGTGTATTTGCATCAGGGTACTTCATCATATTGGTGATATACCAAAGTGCAGTTGTCTTTGACTTCTTGGATGCACGTGAACCCTTGCACACCCTATATCTGCCTTTCCACCGCCAATATGTTCCATAACCCTTACCAACGATTTCAGGCAACTTCATGTTGACCTTACCATTGGCAGCAGTCTTTGGTTTGTAATCTTCCGGGTATAGAATGTACTTCATATACCCAAAAACGTGTTGTGAAGAAATGCGATTCTTAACCATAGGCAATCACCGCCCTAATCTTCAAGGTCGGCTTCACCTGATATAACAATCGGTTGGGTGATATTCACATCCAACTTATCATTCCACATACCCAAGTGCTTACCAAGCAATTCAAGGGCTTTTAGTTTTGATGCAATCTTGACTTCCCTTTCTTCTGAACTGCCTGTGTCACTGTCTGACCTTTTATATTTCACGGATTCAATACAAGCAAGGTCATCATCCGTTGCATCAGGTCTGATTTCACCTTCATCATTCACAATATCCGTCATTTTAACAAAGGCAATCTTGGCAAGTTCCAAAACAACCCTGTCCTGATTGACCCCTGTTCTTTTGCTGCGTTCTGCCATCTGTTCAGCAATAGCCTGTTGAACCTTGACATTTGCCAACATCCTTGACCCTTGCTGATCAGCGGTTTTTGCTGAATATCCGGCACGAATAGCAGCCTGTGTTGCATTCAGGTCAATCAGATATTCACTTACAAAACACTGCTGCTTTACAGTCAATTTTGCCATTCTGCAACACCTTCCTTTCATTTTTTGTGACAAAACTGCAATAAAATACCCCTGAAACTGTTCATTTTTCAGGGGTTTGATTTTTAGTCCGCATCTGCAAACAAGGGCAGTACCCTAACGAAAAATAGAGATTAGAAAAAATCAATAGATTTTTTCTAACCCCTAATTATATCAAGTCTATCATATCATGCCTATGAACCTTTCACAATCGTCAACAGATATATGTTTTATGTAAGGTATGATAGGTTTGTGTAGGTTTCTTCAAAACAACTAAGTGCTTTTTGATGCAATTCAATCACATAAGAATATGACATTTTCATTTCTTTGGCAGCAGTACGCAATGACTTGAACTGCACATATACCTTGTAAAGCACCTGAATATAATTATTCTGATGAAGTCCCCTGATCTGCTCAATGATTGTTTCCTTGGCATCAACAAAGGCATCTATTTTTGCATTCAGCATTTCTTCATACGTCACATAGTTACACACTTGCCTTTCAAGTGTATTCTGCGGACTGGTCTGCACACGTTCCTTGTCATAACGAATTGCCCCGGTACTGGTTGCACCTAATTTCATATCACTTAACCGTTCAATATCCTGATTGATGAAGGTATCAAGTTCCTGTAACTGTCCTAAGTATGCCTTTGCAGACAGATTTTTGTTTTCACTCATATTATCACCTATTCCTTTCTATTTTTCAGGGTAGCGGTTGAAGGTATCACTTGGTAGCGGTTAGGTAGCGGTTAGGTAGCGGTTCAGACTGACTTAACCGCTACCGTCACAAACCCTTATAAATACTTGGCTTGCACGTGTTCATTTTGTCTTGGTAGCACTTGGTAGCGGATAAAAGCATATACTATTATATTTTTTACTTTTTTATATCTCAAAAACTGATAAATAATAAAAAAATATAATTTATAAAAGAAATTGATTTTAACCGCTACCAACCGCTACCGCCTTATTTTATAAGGGTTTCAACCGCTACCTTTAACCGCTACCAACCGCTACCTTTACAAATAACCGCTACCACAACCACTACTGAATGACCATAGCACCGACTTTTTCATAAATCAGATCAGCAACCACCATTTCACCAAAGTGTGTACCGGGTGCGAACTTAGGTACTGCAACCACCTGAACCCCGGCAGCATACACCGCATACAACAACTGTGATACATACTGGTGTGCAAGTTCGTAAAGTTCATCACCAACAACCTGACCTTCAAATTCTGCTTCTATCATGGGGAATATATCTTCATTCATTGATACACTGCCCTTCTGTTCCAATAATTCCAAAAGTCTATTTTCCATACCGTTCACCGTGCCTTTCTATGACTTTGTAAATAAGTTCTTGATTGCAAACCGTAATAGTGCAAATTTAATTTTACGCACATGACGGTTCATTGCATGTTCATCCATCTTCACACCAACCACACCTTTGTGAATGTGGCAACGCATCAATTCATCATTGAAGTTTTGGTTGTGTTCCCACGTGGTTGTTATAATCATGTGACCAAGTTCAATCTGTTCACCGTCCACGCAAGCAAATATCTTACCAACCTGTGAAGAATCACTTACATTTGGCTTCATACCTTTTCACCCCTTCCAAATACTCTGTTGTACCAACGGTCAGTTTTATGTTCCGCAATCTTCACCAGTTCAGTGTTCAGGTCAGGAATAACATCACCAAGTTCATATTTCAGTGCTTCCATGCACACCAATACATCAGCCATTTCTTCAATCAGGTTTTCTTTGGCATCTTCCAATGACACTGGGGTTGTCCCGGTTGCAACCCTGTGTAATTTCAATGCAGCCTTTGACAGTTCAGAACATTCTTCTGCAACCTGAATCAGAAGGTTTTCAATCCCTATCTTATCAACCACATCAAACAGTTTCAGTTCATTCTTAATAACCATATTATTTGTACTCCCTTCCTGTTTCTTTATCTTTCAACTGAACACGTTCAGTCAGTTCAAAACCCGCTACGTGAATTATGTACTTCAACACCTTGATCAAGTCATAAGCACGTTTGTCTGCATCTGATTCTTCCCGGCTTACATGACCGATTGCAACAGATGCGGTTGGGTCTGCATACCCTTCACAATTCTTTCCACCCTTAAACACTTGACTGTACCTTCCTTTCTATAAAACCTTGATTGAACATTGCTTCAAACATACTTTCAAAAATAGTCACCACAATGGAATTTCCCGCATGATGATACATTGTTCTGTTCATCTTTCCCGGTTCTGACTGACACACGGATGCTGCTGCATAGAAATCTTCATCTGAATACCCCATCAACCGCCAACATTCAATTTCCATCAGGTATCTGTATTTACCACCACCAAGATCAATGACCTGTGCCGGGGTTCTGTCCTGTCTTGTGGTAATTGTATTTGCATATTCACCAATGACAGTTGCCCGCCTGATTCCTTTCTTCCCTATGGATTCATACACACTTGGTTGTGTTACCATATAACAATTTGGTACTTCACCAGTTTCAAGAAATTCTTTTATATTCCGCATTGGTCTTTTCTTCATTAGGTCAAAATTGAACGATTCAGACCCAAGTACAGAAACAGTGAACACCCTTTCCCTTGCCTGTGGTATTCCATAATCACGTGCATCAAGTACACGGTGACTGTTTGTATATCCCAACTTTTCCATATAGGCAAGGTATCTGTTGAAATTGTGAATCATGTGCTTCGACTGAACATTTTTCACATTTTCCCAAACAACAACCTTTGGTTTCCATTCACCCATTTGTTCAATTATGTGTACTGTTTCCCACATAAGACTTGACCTTGTACCTGAACCTTCATCACCACCCTTGCCTTTATTGATTCTTCCTTCTTCTGCGGTTGCCTTTCCTTGATGCCCGGCAATGCTGAAATCTTGGCAAGGGCTTCCATGAATCAAAATATCAGGTTGTAAATTCCAACCAACAACTGTCTGCGGTGTATGTTCCATTTCAGCAGCAAACATTGCATTGTACGCCCTAACGGTCTTTTCATCTATTTCCACATAATCAATAGATTTTACAGGAACACCGATATTTCTTAATGCAACCCTTGGTGAACCTATGCCACCAAATAATTCAAGGATTTGTATTTTATCTGAAATTGTTACCACTCCCTTCAATTTATCCATTCCAAAGTTAAGTTATCCACACTTTCCACACTTCATAGTTCATAACTCTTAACTTTTATATTAAAAAATTTTCCTTCACAAATATCTTGCAGTTGCGGTTGTTTATCTTACGTTGAACAACACTGAACCCAAGCCTTTTGTTTATCTGCTTACTGAACACAATATTTGACATAGGTGTCATATTATTATCACTACAAAATATCTGATACCTTTTGAACACATCACTGGTCAACTGATTCTCAATACCGCCAATACCGACTTCACCAATGAATGCAAGGATTGGGTTGTTTTCAGTTTCATATTCATCCAACTGTTCCTGAACCTTTTCTGACATTGTAAATGACTGTTCAGCAAGAATGCGTTGCAGTCCGGCAACACCAAGTTGTATCATGTATTCCATTGAATCCGGCTGAATCAGATCATATTTGATGTACGGTCTATAATCAGGGTCATCCTTTGTGAATGTGGCATTGAATGGGATGATTACCAATCTTCTAAGCACTGCCCCGGTCTTGTCCTTCATTCTTGGTATGTCATTGGCACTGAATAACAATTTGATGAATGGGTTGAACTCAAAAGGGTCTTGTCCTTTGCGTTCAGCCTTGATGCGGTTACCTGTGACAACCTTTTTGAATATACTGACCTGTGAACCTTGAAGGAAATCATCACCAATATCATCACCAATGTTGGCAAGTTTACCGAACATCATTGAAGTGCTAAACCTGTCCCCCAGTTCTTTCAGGTCAAGTGCAGAAATGTTATTTTCACCAAGAATTGCCTTGATGCAGTCAAGGAAGGTACTTTTTCCGTTGGACTTGTCCCCAGTAAGGATGAAAGCCTTTCCCAGTTCATTTCTTCTGTAAAAGCAATAACCAATACATTCTTCCAATAATGCCCTGATCACTGTATCACCGCAAGCCAGTTTGTTCAGTGTCTTGTCTGCCAGTTCATTGTATGCACCCGGTGTATAGTTCCAAGGGATTTTGTTTGTGATGATCAGTTCACTGCTGAATGGCAGCAGTTCCATTGTAACTATATCCAACACACCATTATTGAATGCTATATAGCGGGCATCTGCCTGACTGCGTTCTTCAACAATTAGTTCCATATAGTCCAAGACTTCCCTTCTTTGGGTCTTTTTCAGGTTCGGTATGTGCTGAATCATTTCACTTTCAATCTGCTTGTACCCATTTACATATACACCATCTTGATATATATGCAACTGACCGTTGACCTTCACCACGTGGGACTGATTTTTCATATAAATTGCGAACTTATCAAACAGGAATGTTGAACCCATAAAGAAAACAGGCTTCTGAAAGGATTCATCACGCAATATGGTTTCAAGTTCTTCTTCACCCAACGGTTGCTTGAACACATATTTGTTCAAAATTCTGATTGCTTCACGTGTTTCTTCCATGCTGAAATCATTGGCGGTCAGGGTCAGTATGTAAGTGAAAAGTGCATCATTGCGACCATCCCCGGCATCCATGTTCAGGAAGTCCACATTTGCCTTGACCGGGAACATCCACTTTGGAAGTTTCTGATACTTTCCACCTTCTTCAACATCCCATTCACAAAACCGTTCTTCACCATCTATCTTGATGACTTCATAGGAAGTACGTGAACCGCATTTGATGTCAGCGGTCAGACCTATTGCCAAAGGTACGTGTGTCCTGTTTCTTGATATTTCCGTATTTTTGAAAAGAAAATGCCTTCCCCTTGATGTTTGGTACACCTTACAATCAAGTTGTAAATCTTCCACAATGTTCATCATTATTTCAGACTGTTCAGCATCATCAATATCAATCAGGATGGTATCATCAGCCAATACACCGCCAAACCCATTCAGGTCTTTTACTTCATCATAGGTTTTGAACTGGGTCTTGCCTTTGAATTTCTCAACTGCTGCCTTACCCTTTGTTTCAATAAAACCTTTGTAAAGTTGCTGCATACTACTCACCTACCTTGATTGATATAATCTAATACCTTTTCATATTTTTCCTTGATTCTTTCATTCTTCTTGAAATCTGACAGGTGTGTGGATGCCCTTGATTTGTACAAACTCAATTCATACCTTTTCGCTTTCACCTGTTCATTAAAATGTTCATACTGTTCAGACTTACGTTTGAACCGACTACGCATTGAAATCAACTTTGACAGTTCCGTTTCACACTTCTTGGATAATTCCCGGTTATTTACATGACCATTGGCATTCACCTTCTGTTCAGGTTCGTAACGTTTCAACCATTCAGTGCAATAATTCTTGAATGTTGCTGCTGCATCAGGGTTGTCACTCACTCTGATCAGGTCAATCAGTTTCCTGATCTTGGTCAGTGGTTGATTATCCAAGAACTGCATCACATTCACTGCCATCCTACCGTGACCACCGTTATACGTGATTTCAATGCTTTTTCCTTCGTACTCATTCAAATAAATCATTTCTTCCTACCTTCCCGGTGTCACACCGCCACACCAAATTGTTTCAATCTCTTTTTTGCTTCATCAATGTACCACTGCCTGTCAAGGTTCTGCGGAACTTTTACACCATTTACATCATCATTGAAAATGAAGCAGTGGTCAGGTGTACCACCAAATTTTTCAGGTTTCCCCCGGCTGCCACCACATTTCAGGATTCTTCCGTCATCCAACGAAGAAGATGCAAATACCCTGTATGACTTATAGGTGTACGTGTTTCTACGGTCATATACATAATGCTGCTTTATGACACGTTTACCAGTGGTGACAATCTGCGGTGTGCAGTGTTCATGTTCCACATGGTGATATTTTCCTGATAACTTAACAATTTTCTGAAACTGTATCAGGTCATTGCACTGGTTGATGGTCTGTTCAATCGGTGTACCGTGTGCCATATATTCCATCAGTGCAGTGTTCAGGATTGGCAGATCATAGTCAACACTTGAAAGTTCTTTCAGGTATGCACCCTTTCTTTCAATTTTCCCTTCTGCATCAATCCAAAGATAGTTGTTCACATCCTTCTGATAGATTTCTGAAATAACATCAAGCCCCAACAGAATCTTGCATTTGTCTGTGGAACATCTGCATTCCCAGTCATAGCAAATATCATCTACCATGTTGAATGCTTCATCTGTATCAGGTATGCGGATGATAAGACCATCCGTATTTGACTGAATCAGTTCAAACCCCGGTACTGCTTCCAAGTGTTCAATCAGGTCAAGCAACATCAACTGACCATTGATGCACATACAGTTGTTATTTCTTGGGTCATAGGCGGGGTTTGTAGGGTCTTTCATTCCACCTGACAGTGCGTTCAGCAGTTTCTTATAAGGTGCTTGTTCTTTCTTCTTCCCGGCAGCCTTCAATGCCATACGTGTGTCATATACGTGCTTATACTGACCGCCCCTTCTTGCTGCCCTTGTAACCAAATCCCACGCAATAAGCATTGAAGGGTAATATGAACCAACGTCAACATGAAGAATCAAACCTTTCAGGTGTACCGGGTCAGCGGTTGCACCGTGCAGACCGCCAAAACCAAAGGTGTGTGGGATTCCGGCAACCACTGTTTCAAGTGACTGTTTGTAAAAATCCCTTTTTATCCAATAATCATCTGCGGGTCTGCCTTCACCAGTTCGTGCCAAATCCGCATTGAATTGAAGCCTGAACTTTATATCTTCCCTTCTTTCCGCAAACCAGTCCATAACATATTTATATTTTTTCAACTGGATGCACGGAAGGAAGAAATAATCAAATTCATCATTAAAATCCTGACGTACACAATCAAGCACCTTTGCAGTGATGCGTGCTTCACTGTCACCTATACAGGAAAGTGGTATATAGTCAAATGCTTGCACAATACCGTGCATTGCATTAAAGTCATCAATCTTTTCCAAAAAGACCTTAATGGTCTGTTCTACGTCATGCCGACAATAGAAAATTGTTTGCTGAATCTCTTTTTCATTCAGCGGTCTATTTATATCAAAAGGAACTTCCGTTTCCTTGATATTTGAACCAAGAAAACCTTCCAATGTTTTCAAACCAATAGGCGGGTTTGGCATAACATCATAATTGATCATTGGTATTTTGTTGAATGCTGATGAATACTGCCAACCTTCACCCCCCTGAACAATAATGTAATCGTTTATACTTTTAGGGTTCATTCCAAGCAAAATGCCCTTCATAATATACTGGTCATAGTGGCGGTTGTTAAAACCAACCCATATATCCTTGCTATTTGCTTCATATAAGGCTTTTAATTCATCAGGGTTATTGATTATCACGTATTCCTTCTGATTGGTCACATCAATGAATACTGCCAACCAGTCATACTTGAATACCTCAAAATCATAGAATATCATCAAATTCACCCTTTCTAAAAATGACGGTGGGGGGGGGGCTTATTCAGTCCCATACCCACCGCCTTCTTCATTATACGTTAAGAAGTCTTAACTTTGCATCAAAAATTTTTTAACTTAATTCATATACGTCATCTTCTGTGAATGACATAGGGTTGAAGTTCTTTGCCTTCCAATCCATTTCAATTTCAATGGCATTCTGAACGGACTGGAACACATCAAGAATCTGTTCTTCAAAGTCAGGGTAGTTCACAAACTCAACAGGTGCTTCACCCGGTGCAATCAGTTTGTTCACCCAAGTCTGAACTGACTTGATTGCCTGTGCATCCGTCCACTTCGGTGAACTGTTACCAAGTATCACACGGTTGAAGAATAACAGTCTGCCCTTGAACTCACCTTCCTTGATCTTGGCGGTTACTGCAAACATCAACTTATCACCCGCCTTGGTTTCCTTGATCTCCATCTTGTCAATGCTGACAATGTACTTCCCATCAGGCACATCCTCAAATTCTGTGTCCTTTGCTTCTGCAACTTCCTTCTGCAAAGCATCCAAATCAACATTCTGTGCAAACTTACTGTAATCAATAGCCATAACTTTTCACCTTTTACCTTTCTTATTATCTTGTTCTTCTTGTTCTACGTGGTGTAGCAGCCTGTTCAGCATCATTTGATGCAGTTTCAGTTGCGGATTCTGCTGCGGTTTCCGGCTGAACCGTGGAAGGTTCAACATTGCGGGTTCTTCTTGTTCGTGTTGAAGGTTCTGCCTGTTCAGGTGGGTTCATTGCACCTTCAAGTGGGTTCGGTACTTCTTCACCCTTTGCAATAGCCTTCACACCCTCATTGAACTGTTCTTTTGTGATTTCCACAAGAACTGTTTCACCACCAACGATCAGGTCAACACTGTCACCCTTATGCTTCATAATGTGGTTACCGTCTGACGGTCTGTAAAAATACGCATCATGGTCAAGAACAACCGTGGCACTGTCTGTGTTGGTAGTACCGTCATTTGCTGCATCCTGTTCAGCCTTGGCAACTCTTTCACCCCTTGTTCTGCGTGGCGGTGTTTCAAGTTCAGGCTGCGGTACTGTATCAGCAATAGCACCGTATGTGTCAAAATCAACTTCTTCTGCACCACCAGTTGCTTCACTGACTGCCTTGTCAACTGCTGCCATGTGGTCTGCTATCTTCTGCTGATTTTCAGCAACAACCTGATCATGTGTCTTTGCCGGGGTTTTATTTTCAGCAGCCTTTGAACCTCTACCACCCCTTGCCCTTCTTCCATTGGCATCAGGCTTTTCAACATCCGCTGCAACTGCTGCATCTTCCTGTTCCATTTCTGCATCAGACTTGTATTCACCGACTTCATAGAAGTTGCGGATTTTGTCAGCCACATAAGCAAGATCATTGTCAATGGCATAAGCCGGGAACATACCAAGCGGTGACTTTACGGTGTCCTTACCACTGTTCTGTGTGTAGAAGTAATACTTACCTTCATTCACACCAGTTCTAAGTACCACCGTGAAAAGACCTTCAATGGTAATTTTCTCACGCAATAACTTACCAATCAACTTCACGGTTGTCAGACCGTTTTCAAGGGTTTCAAGGTGTGTCATATACGCAACCACCACATCATCAGGTAATTCCTTGCACACCTGAATAATGTCAAAATAGTTAGCACCAAAGTCATTGTACTTATCCCAACCAGTTTCTTTGATGCGGTTCATGTAAGGAACTGCAAGAATATACTGGAAGTCATCAACTACAATCAACTTCTTCCCGGCTGCTGCCTGTTCCTTCATGTACTTGGTAATTTTGCGGGCTTCCGTTTCATTCTTCAACATTTCAAAATGATTCTTGAACGGTAACGGTTTTCCCACAGGGTTGACAACTGCGGTTGTCACCGGGTCACAATTTCTCATACTGGTACTTTTACCAGTGCCGGATTCACCCATCACTAAAAGCATTTGTGCCATCTTACTTCACCTGTTCCTTTCTGATTCTCTCAAAATTCCCCGCCATGTTTCTACTTACATGGTGCTGACCAAACTGCTTCTGAACACCCGCACGAATTACTGAACGTAACAATTTGCGGTTGTACACAGGTCTTGGTTCATACTTCTTCCCCTGTCTTTCATTCACCATTAGTTATCACCTTCCTTTATTAAAATTCTTAATTTCTTGCCATTGTCAACAGGTGTGATTTCTGCACCATACCCATTTCTAAGAAGAATACCAACAAAGTCCTGATATGCTGCACTTGTTCTGTCACCTTCAATGATTACACAACCACAATCGGCAGCACATTCTTCCAAATTGGTTGCAATCAATTCTGATACCTGTGATTTCAAGCAATCACTTAATGTCTGAATGTCATTGTTGATATACTTTAATTCATCAACCTGTGCCTTTAATGATCTGTTTTCTTCTGTCAGGGCTTTTACTCTGTCCTTATACCACTGGATGTTCATATCACCCTTGTAAGACTGATTTCTTTTTCCCATTATTCATCACCTTCACTTTCATAAATACTTAATGTATGGTCAACCTTGATAGGTAACCCACCTATGAACTTCTGCTTGAATGTACCGTTTTCAATACTCATAATTAACACACAATTATTTAATTGAAAAACAACTTCATCCCCTTCTTCCAACTTTGCATCTTCACCAAATTCTTCCTTGAATGCAGCAAGTGCAAGTTCTACTGCCTTTGAAATATCTTCCATTATTCTTCACCGCTTTCCCCTGAACTGCCTTCTGTCACTCTGCTTGACCACATATCAGCCCAGTGAAGAATCATATACAACTGGGTTTCATTGCCCTTAACACCATAGTTAGCAGTTTCATACAGACCATCATGGTATCTGATTGCAAATTCTTCATCTTCCGTCAGGTCAATGAAAAGGGTTGCCAACTTAATGCTGCGGGTTGCATGGTCAATAGGTAACAGATCAGGATTGCGTTTGAACGGTTTGGCTTCTGATGCCTTGCCGGATTTTAAAATGTTCGGAACATACATCTGCTTGCCATAGTCCCCACACTTTCCAAGATCATGTAATGCTGCTGCAATGATCACTGAATCCCTGATTTCCGCATACTTGTTTTTACCAAGCAGTGCATAACCAATGTTTTCTGCTGCCATCATTACGTTGCGGGTATGATGTACAAGACCAAATTCACAACATAAGTGATTGCCACCACTGCAAGGTGCATTGAAGAAACCAATTTCTTCCATGTACTGAATAAGACCTTCCATTCCTTCACGTTTGGTTGCAAGTAAGCGGTCAACCACAAACTTCTTGTTGTCAAGTTCCTTTGCGTTCTGCTCTGCAATCTGTGTTACTTCTTCCTGTGTTGTTGCTTCTGCAACTGCTGCATCTTTCTTTTTTGCTGCCATTGTTTTCTACTCCTTTACTTTGAAATTTATTTCCAACCATTTTCTAACCCTGATTGTGTTACCAACCGGGTGAACTGGTTTGGTTGCGACTTGATCAGAAGAATAAGGTTCTTGAATTTCTCAAAATCCTTTGGATATACAATCACTGCAATGCAGTTTGAACTATCCATCTGTTTCAACTTCTGCTTTTGTAATTCTGATGGTCTACCGTCAGGTGCTTTCAGTTCTGCTTCAATGCTGATACTGTTCACTACAATGTGCATATCCGGCATACCTGATTTCACATACTTACCGCCACCCCAACGTTTTTCCCAATATCCGCAAGGGGTTGTTGTGATTTTCTGTTGTGGTGTACCAAGTGGGTATATGCCTTCTGATTCCAACCATTTTTTCAACTTTTCTTCAAAGTTCTTTTCCGCTGCCACTTACTTCACCACCTTCTTCTTACGGACAAAACCATGTTCATCAAGTTCATACTGGTCTGCTGATTTATAAAAACCGCATTCTTCCTGTGAACCTTCACAGTAGTATTCATTTAAGGCTGAACATTGGTTGTTGTACTTCTTATCAGCAAACACACAAGTATTTCTTTGTTCTGCACTCACCTTCACCCCCCCCCCCCTTCTTACGTTTTCTTTTACACAATCCTGTGTCCCATGCGTGCTGAATATTTTCAGCCTGTGTGACCCATTCAAGTTGTGATGCCCGGCAATCATGCTTCTTGCCTTTCTTATGGTTCACAATGTTCTTTGTTTCAGGGTCAGGATTTGGAACGTGTGCGACCGCCACAAGAATATGTAATCTGCAATTTTCACCATCTAACTTCACCCGCAAATAGCCATTTCCGTCATCATAAGGTGTCAAAATATTTCCTGTTCGGATGTTCCTGACTTGCCCCATGATACTTACTTCATAATTTGGGTGATCATCAATCACTTTCCATTTCTTTCCCAAGTCAATCACCTTCTAACTGTTCATTGAAGGTTTTCTGATTCCTTAAAACACTTTCTGTATATTCCGTTGAAAATACATCCTTCTGCCATAATCGTGTAGCACCTGTTTCACCAAGGTTGTAGCACATCAACACAAGTTCTGTGTCTTGGTACTTTTCAAACAACTGTCTAAGGATGAAGCACCCGGCACGCATATTCTGATATGGGTCAAGAAAATCTGTCACACCAATGGTTTCAGTCAGCCATTCATGGTTGATTTCATTTATTTGCATATACCCATAATCATTTGATTTACTTACCACACCGGGTGTGAATGTTGATTCTGTTTCAATCAATCCCATAACAAGTGCAAAGTCCAAATTGTAACCGCTGCATAAGTAATACAGAAATTCTTGATGTTCAATTGGCATATCACATTCAAGTGGCTGAAAATCCAAATCACCTGAACCCCAGTCAAGGGATATTTCTTGTGTGAAATGCCTGTTGTCATAACTTCCATATAACGTGTATTCAGGGTTATTTGTTCCAACCTGTTCAGTTGTTGCAGTTGCATTTTTCTGTGCGTTCCTGTTGGTTATATGAGTTTTTACACCATACCCAACACCGAACCCAACCAGTAATGAAACAACGGATATAATAATCAGCAATATCATCAGTCTTTTTGCCATTGCCCGTCTGTTCATATTTCTTTGATAATTGGTCATTAGTTACCGTCCACCTTTCTGAATAAGTCATCTGTCAATTCTTTCCCCAGTTTCAAAGATTCAAGGTTCATTTCTTCAATGCTGCCTTTTACCAGTAGGTAATAATAAAAACAGGTGCTTGTCTGACCTATGCGGTGAATACGTTTCTTTGACTGTTCCCAAAGATCACATGAACCTTTACCCAGTGGTAGGGAAAAATATATAATTTTATTTGCCTTCTGATAATTACCACCCATTGCACCCGCCTGATACTGGATGAAGGTGATTGAATTATCATGTTGTTCATACGCATTTTTGTCACACTCACCACCACGAATGACTGAAACAGGTCTTTCCAATGATTTTGCAATCCTTTTAAGTGCTTCATATTCTGCGGTGAAGTTATAAAATACAATCAGCCTGTCATTGGTGGATTCCACCAAATCCTTGAAGGCTTCCAATTTTTCCTTATGCCACTGACTGCATAACTGCCGGGCATATAATAACTTGGTCAGTGAATTGTCACCAATCAGTTCAATCCTTGGTGTCACATCCGTGCCACTGAAATCTGAATCATCCTGAAATTCAATCAGGTTCAAAGTATCAAGTACCAAGTAGTTGTTTTTCATAAATTTCTTGTATTCCTTGGACTGTGACACATATATTTTTTGTTCAATGCGTTCAGGAAGGGTCAAAACTTCTTCTGTTTTCATAAACACCGCACCAAACTGTGCAAGTTTCTTTTTCAGGTGTTCCACGTGCTTATAACCAACAATGACCTGACGGTTATACCCATCATCTTCAACCCACTTTGTATCAACATAGGATTTCCAAAACGCATCTTTTGTGATGTTCCAACCAAGTAATTTCAACTGTGACCATAATGCTTCATACTTTCCGCTTGTTGGTGTTCCTGATAGAAGAATCACACTTTCAGGTTTCAGTTTCAGGATGAATTTTGACCGTTTTGCAGTTTCATTCTGAATCAAACTGGATTCATCCAACATCAGTGTGAAGTTTTCCAACTGTGTCAGCCAACCCCTTCTGAAAGCCAATTCATAATTGATGATTGCAACCACATCCTTCATTGGTCTGTCATCATACAAATCCTTGGTTTCATACCAGTTCTTGAAGGTCAACCCTTGTGATTTCTTGGTCAGGTCAAATATGGTGAAATCCGGGTAAAAAGTTTTGAAGTGTTCAATCCAATCTGAAACCTTGGACTTCTGACATATCAGCAAGTTCACCTGATTGTTCAGTTGCCACATTTTTTCAGCACCCACAAAGGTCTTACCCAGTCCCATATCAAGGTAGTATGCAACACGGTTGAACTGTTCAGTGTGTTTCAGCACATCACTTTGGTGTGGCATCAACTGCAATCTGTTCATTATTCATCACCGCCTTCATTCATATCATCTTGGCAGCACTCACAAACATCATCTTCATGTTCATCCGGCATCAAACAACCACATACTGCACAATGTTTCATCAGATCACCACACCTTCAATTTCTGCAAATCTTATAGCATTGATGAAGTACACCCAACGGTTTTCACTGGTCTTAATTGCATAACCCCAAGGAAATACACCTTGCTGCAACCCTTTACGAACTGTGTTGTGATTCATGTGCATTACCTTGGCAACTTCCGTCACATCCAAGGTCTTTATACCGTCCGTATTGCCTTTGACATTCAACTGAACCTGTTCACTGTTCTGTTCAAAGTAGTCCGGGGTCAGTCCAAGTGATACTGCAATATCACGTTGCACTTCTGCGGAAGGGGTCTGTTTGCCGGAAATATACTGACTGATTGACCCTTTACTTTTTCCTGTCAGGCTGACTACCTTTGCCTGATTGATTCCTAACTGCTGCATAGCACTTTTCAATTTGTCACTAAAATTCATATTGTCACCTATTCCTTTCTTTGAGTTAAGAACTCTTAACTTTTTCAGTAAAAAATAAAACTGGTATGAACTCATAAGGGACTGAAAGCAAGTCACACGCAAGGTTCATTTCAGCCTGTGTCCAAGATATTTTATTGTTTAACTTGGCAGACAGGGTTACGGTTGACATCAGCATTGCAACCGCAAAATCACTTTCAGTTCTAAACACTTCCTTGATTTTGCCCCTTAACTTTGAATAGTCATACTCTTTCATTGCCATTCTATTCACATCCTTCCTGTTCAGCATCCGGGAATACATTATTGTTGTACTGCTTTCTTACAGTCACATAAACCTTGCCTTCTTCATCAGTTCTGAAATTATTCAAGGAATATTTGATTTTTCCGTGCTTCAATCCCAAAACATAGGCTTCATATTCAGTTCTGCAATCGAACTGTAATGACTGTTCAATGAAAGCGGACAAAATACGTTTTGCCATCTGATCACCCCTTTCTTACAGTTCCTTCAAAAAGTTGTCTATTGTCAGCACATCCGTACATCAATCAGGTGATGCCTTGACCCTATCAGATTTCACCTTAAAATCTGCAAACCTGTCAGCCAACATTGAACCTTTTGAACGGTAATGTTCAAACCGCCACGATTTTCACATTAAAAACCGCAAAAACCTGTTGACCAATACACAATAGACAATTTTTTGAAAGAACTGTACATATATCATCCTATTCCGTGATAAACCGCTGCAACGGTTTTTTTCTAAATGGGTCAGGGGCGGTGGATGGTCTGCACCTGACCCAAGTTCAGAACAAAGTGCTGTGTCATCTCGTGCGGTTGATTCTTCCACTTAACGGTTTCTTGGTTTAGGGGTAAAGTGCTGATTGGTTCAGCCTGTTCAGTTTTCTTCAAATAGTGCTGACACTTTGCTTTCTTGCCCTACCGTTCCTGTTTTCTTCAACTACTTTGCCGGGTCATACTTATTCTTCACACACTCTATCTGCTATCCGGCAGCCTGACCACCATGTCACTTGTGTGTAGCCCTATCGTTGCACCCGATCTTTCCTACTTTCTTTGTTCTGTGGAAGTTAAGTTGTCTTAACTTCAAGTCAATACTAACACCTGTGATAAGATATGTCAATAGTTATTTTTAAGTTTTCTTAACTTTTTTTCAAGTTTTGTTGAAAAAGTCTTAACTTTGTTTTATAATAATGGTGTACATATAATATAAGAAGGTGGTGGATGGTATGGCAGAAAGTTTTGGTCAAAGATTACAACAGGCATTAGATAATAAAGGTTGGAAACAGATTGATCTTGCCAACGCAACAGGGTTTTCCAAGGGAAGAATCAGCCAGTGGATTCACAACAAATACATTCCAACTGCTGACGGTCTGAACAAAATAGCCAATGCACTGAACGTTAGTGAAACTTGGCTTATGGGGCATGATGTACCAATGACTTATGACCGGGAACGTCTTGAAATGGGTTACCAAATATGTGACCTGTTTCAGAAGTGTTATGGAAAAGAAGCATACAAAGCAGTTTATGATTTTTTGAAACTGGATGATATTGACAGGGCAAAGATCGTTGAAAGAATCAATACTTTACTGGAAGATGAAAAGTATTCCGTTAAAAAAGAATCAAAGAACGCATAGGCAATATCATTGTGATTGATTTTAGGTAGCGGTGGTAGCGGGTAGCGGTTGCAATTCTATTCTTATATATTTTACTTTTTTATATTCTGTGACTTTATATAAAGGTCATATAAGAATGAAAATATAAAGAATGATAAAATAACCGCTACCAACTGCTACCATTAGGAAAACAAAGCATTTCCAACCGCTACCGTAACCGCTACCAGTGATACCAAAATGAAAGGATGGTGTATTTTATGTTTGGAAAAAAGAAAAGTGATGCAATCAATGTGATGCACTATGAAGGTATTGAAGGGTTTGCAACAGATTACCCTTGCACATTGGAAGTGAAGGAAGGTGTTCTGATCATCAAAAGATTGAAACCTGAAACAACCGTCACACTTCCACTGGAAAGAATTTCTTCATTCACCGCAATGGAAGAAAGAAGGTTCATGCAGCAGTTCAAAGGAAATGAACGAACCACATCAAAATCAGGAATTGGTAAGTATTACTTGGTGGTTCAGTATGACAAGGGTTCTTTGGTGTTTTGGGGGACTGCAAAGGAATATAAGAAATTCATAGAATTACAGAATAACGGTGTTGCAGCACCGTCAAGCATAGAACTATAAGAAAAAATGAACCCCAACCGTTGCAGCGGTCAGGGTTCTGATAACACTACATCACGGAATAGGATGATATAGGTGCTATGCAATCACAATTATATCATCCTGACCAGTGAAATTCAATCAGGAAAGGATGAATGCAAATGAAATTACCAAACGGTTACGGTTCAGTGTACCGTCTGCCGGGGAACAGAAGAAAACCTTGGGCGGTTCGTATCACTGTATCAAGGAAAGAAGGAAAGGATGGTCTTACACACTGGAAATATAAATACTTGGGATATTATGAAACCCAAGCGGAAGCATTGACCGCATTGGCACACTTCAATGAAAACCCGTATGATATGGATGCCAACAAAATCACCTTTGCAGAAGTATTTGAAAAGTGGTCTGCGGAACATTACCCAAAGGTATCAAAGTCCAATGTTCATGGTTACAATGCTTCATACCTGTTATGTGAACCAATCAAGTCTATGCGATTCAATGACATCAGGAAAAGCCACCTTCAAGGTGTGGTTGATGACTGCGGGAAGAATTACCCAACACTGCGTAAGTTGAAGGTGCTTTTTACAATGCTTTATAAGTATGCAATGCAGAATGATATTTGTTCCAAGGACTATGCACAATATGTTGACATTAACCAGTACAAAGACCGCAACCCAAATAAGTATGACCGTCAGCCTTTCAGCAAGGATGAAATCACAACTGTTTGGAACTGGAAGGATTCAAGTGAATATTTCACCGTTATTCTTATGCTAATTTATACAGGGGTTAGAATTTCAGAATTGCTTGACCTGAAAAAAGAAAATGTGAACCTTGAAGAACGTTGGTTTGATGTAATCGCATCCAAGACAGAAGCGGGTGTCAGAAAAGTGCCTATTGCAAAAAAGATGATGCCATACTTTGAATACTGGATGACCAAGAACGATTGTGAATATTTACTTTCCACGCCGGAAGGTAACCATTTTGAATATCGCAATTACTATGACAGTTATTGGAAACCATTTGTTGATCAGATGGGTATGGGTGACCATAGACCACATGACACCCGCCACACCTGTGTCACACTTCTGACCGCTGCGGGTGTGGATGATAAAATCATCAAGAAGATCGTTGGTCACAAAGGGCAAGGTGTGACAGAAATTGTGTACACACATTTTGACATTCAGCAGTTGATTGATGCCATTGATTTGATATAAAAAAGACCCCAGTGCATAACGCACTGGGGTTGATTTTTGCCCTTTTCTTGTAAGCAACGTGTAAGCAACTTGTAAGAAGCCTTACAAGGATTGTGCAAGATGAACAACGCTGAACTTGTTGTTTTTTCTGCATTTTCCTTTGTTGCATGGGGTTGTAAATTATCTCTTTGTAAAAGTGAATTGCACGTGTATTCTTTTGGTAAACATTTAAGTATAATTTCGTCTTCTTTTCTTTTACAAAATTCAACAGGAGCTTACCTATACCCTGCGACTGCATTTCATCACGGACAAAAATACCTTCCATATATTCATCGTTTAACCCTATAAAACCTTCTATCTGGCAGTCATTCTCATACACATAGACCTCTGCCTGTGGCAACATTTCTTTCACTAAATCAATATTGTTTTTCCAATATTGACCCGGAATAAAATAGTGTGCTTTTAAGTTGGTATCTAACCATATATCAACAACTCGTTCGATATCTGCTTTTTGTAATACTCTGATCAT